CCGGAGTTCGGCCCGGAAGTAAATGTCGACTCTGCAGCAAATCAAATAGCCCAGCGTGTATTTAGGGAGGAAGACGGCGATGGGAACTTGATTGATCAAGAAGGCAACCTCCTCAAAGAACCATGGCAATTAAAGCCCGGCGCTTATTTCGATACGGTCAAATATGCGGAATATATAGCGGATGCCACCGCCATCGGCGCCCCATATGAATTACCCGATCCATTTAATTTGTCAGGGGGCACCACCGACTATAAGGCCACAGGCCAGACCATGACCTACGGTGGTCCCGTTGACGTCGAGATCGATCTCTACAAGCCAAACTACGGCGGCAATCCCGGCTGGCAGAAATATATGATTCGCAAACCAAAAGGAATAGCCGACGCCCTTGGAGTTACAACATGGGATAAGTGGGATCAAGTTCTTTTAAGAAATTCGAAGAATCGAGTAAAACAGATGTTTAAGAGTTATTATTATTCGCGTGATTTTAAGCCGGGAGACTCTCTTTATGAAGAGCGCCCCTCGAAGGTCCGCAAGCAACGTTTGAGAGATTTGTTGAAACCACGCGCCGGCTGGAATATTGTTCCGTTTTGGAAACGGAGAAGGTTCCGACCAAATCCGTTTATCGTATGTGAAAAAACTGACGATAATTCAGATGAATAGATATTTAGGTATAAGAGCAAGATAATATGGCCTCATTAAGTATACAGCTACCAATAACAAACAATTCTGCTGATGGGCAGACTATGATTAAGACCATTAAAAAGATGGTAAATCAGAATTTGAAGATGCTTATCCTCACTAATCCGGGCGAACGAGTTATGGAACCTAACTTTGGAGTAGGAATGCAGCAATATTTATTTGCCGCACCCAGTGAAGGAGTTGAAGGACAAATTTCACAAAGGATCAGAGATCAAGTACGAACCTATTTGCCGAACATAGTTTTAAACGATATTCAATTTGGATATAGCCAAATGGATGAGAATATCATGGGTCTACGTATTGTCTACAGTATCCCAGCCATAGGTCTTCAAGATTTGCTCGACTTAACTATTTAAATTGAGGTTTTTTAATGCCAGATGATCAGAAAAAGATTCTTCCGATAGATTATACTAAAAGAGATTTTAGTGGAATCCGAGATGAATTGTTACAAGTTGCCGAAAGGTTTTACCCAGATACGTTCCAAGATTTTAGTGAAGCGTCGTTTGGAAGCATGATGCTAGATGCCGTCGCCTATGTGGGCGATCAGTTATCCTTATATCTAGACTACAACGTTAACGAGTCCTTTTTGGATACGGCTTATCAATATTCCAACATTGTACGACACGGACGAGCCCTAGGATATAAAAACCCCGGCCGGCCCTCGACCTTTGGTCAAGTAGCCGTTTTTGTGATGGTTCCGGCTTCCACCACTGGTATGGGACCTGACTCTAGATACATACCCGTTTTACAGCGCGGCTCACGATTTACTTCACAAACGGGTTTAAATTTTGTATTATTAGAAAATGTAGATTTTGCCCAACCAAGCAATCCTATTGTTGTGTCCCAAACTGACACTGACACAGGATCTCCAACTCATTATGCCATTAAAGCTTATGGGAATGTAGTCTCAGGACACTTCGCGCAAAAAGAAATTATGGTTGGAGCTTATCAACGATTTCTGAGATTAAAGATCCCTGGCGGCAATATTTCAGAAATTATATCGGTGATAGACTCAGAAGGAAATGAATATTTTGAGGTAGATTACTTATCCCAAGATATCGTTTTTAAAGAAGTTGCCAATCAAAACTTTAGAAATGATAATGTTCCCTCGGTCATTAAGCCCACCTTAGTATCACGAAAATTTATTGTAGAAAGAGACCGCACTAACACTTATCTTCAATTCGGAAGCGGCAAAGCCGGAGAATCTGAAATTGTAGCTAATCCCCAATCAGTAGCAATGGAAATCTTTGGAAAAGATTATGTAACCGACACCACCTTTGATCCGTCACGTCTGTCTAAAAATGAAAACTTTGGAACAGTTCCGAGCAATACGACTCTAACGGTAGTATATCGAGCAACCAATCAAATGTGGCCGTTGGTGCTCTGACCACAGTGGGCAGAGTTACACTAGATTTTAGCGATAGGACCGCCCTGGTTTCGTCTAAAGTTAGGAATATTCAAAGCTCAATAGAAGTTATTAATGAGATACCCATTGTGGGAGATGTTACTAATCCCACCGGCGGAGAGATTAAGCGCCGTATATACGATACTTTTCCCACCCAGAATCGCGCAGTAACTCAGGCTGATTATGAAAATCTAGTATATCGGATGCCGGGCAAATTTGGTTCCGTTAAACGCTGTTCGGTCCAAAAAGATCCTGACTCCCTAAAGAGAAACCTTAATATGTATGTAATTTCAGAAGATGTCTATGGAAAATTAACGCGAACAAATCAAACAATTAAAAATAATGTTAAAACATGGCTTAATCAATATCGTATGATGAACGATACTATTGATATTTTAGATCCCTATATTGTCAATTTGGGAATTGATTTTGTAGTAAAAGCGCAAGCGGGAGCGGATAAATATGATGTATTAAATCGCTGCATCAATAGCTTAAGCAATAAATATAATCAAGGCTTTTTTATTGGAGAGCCCTTTTATATTAGTGATATTTATAATGAGTTGAAAAGCGTCCGCGGTGTTTTAGATGTATTGAAGGTTAGGGTAGATAATAAAGTGGGAGGCAGTTATGCCGATACGGCATTAGATATACGCAAAAATCTTTCACCTGATGGCAGCTATTTAATGGTGCCAAAAAACGTGATTGTAGAACTTAAGTTCCCTTCCAATGATGTTCGAGGAAAGATTAAATAATGGGAATCAAACGATATAACGCTGACGCGGATACCACGATTGTTAATGCGTTTAAACCTAATTTACGCTTCCGCGGCACTGGCTCCAACATGGGTGAAGCTGATATCGTAGAGATTTTCTCCATTTATGGTAGAGAGGCAACAGGTTCTCAAGAACTATCAAGAGCTTTAATTAAGTTCCCCATGTCTAATATTACAACCGACCGCGCGGCCGGCACTCTTCCCGCTAGCGGCAGCGTAACTTTTTATCTGCGCATGTTCGGCGCCGCAACCACAAAGACAGTGCCCGTCAACTATACATTAGTTGTACAGCCCGTATCAGGAACTTCATGGCAAGAAGGTATTGGATTAGATTTAGAAGGATACAAAGACGAGGTTAAGGGCAATACCGGTGCTAACTGGATTTCTTCCTCTAAGGGGAAGCCATGGGGACTAGTTGGAGGAGATTATTACAGCGCCAGCGCCAACACCTACAAGCAAACCTTTACCACCGGACTCGAAGATTTAGAAATAGACATTACTAAACTTGTGGAAGAATGGATTGATGGTACTTATTCCAACTATGGAGTCGGTATTCATTTAACAGCGAGCCAGGAGGCTTATTTTTCTAAGTCCGCTACGCCGTGGGGTGTCGTTGGCAATGCTAGCGGAAGCGTATTGGTACGCCCAGACGGAGCCACAGTATCTTATTATACTAAGCGTTTTTTTGCGCGCGGAACTCAATATTTTTTCAAGAAGCCCGTTCTCGAAGCGCGCTGGAACGATGTAACCAAAGATGAGCGCGGCGAGTTCTACTACAGTAGCTCTCTTGCTCCCGCCGGCATGAATCTAAATACAATTTACTTATATAATTATGTGAGAGGCCGTTTAAGAAACGCCCCTGGAATTGGAACAGGTAATATATATGTAAGTTTATATTCCGGCTCTGTACGTCCCACCGGATCGAAGTTATTATTATATGATTCGAAATATAACGTAACAGGCGGCCATGTTTCCACCGGAATTTATTCAGCCTCTGTTTGTCTCACGGGCGCAGCCACGCCCTTGAAGTATCTTTTTGATGTGTGGCATGATGACAGTGGGACCGAATATTTTAGTGGCTCCATAGTTCCCAAGCCGCTAAGCGGTTCACAGACGGCTCATAATAAAATCTATTATATGAATATTAAAAACTTGCAAGATAAATATCGCAAGAACCAGAGCGCGCGCATAAGATTATATGTTCGAGATAAATTCTGGAGCCCAACTATTTATACTAAAGCGAACTCGACGATAGAAGCTACTACCATTTATAGCGCATCGTACAAGGTTTATAGAATTTTAGATGGATTAGATGTCGTGCCTTACGGTACCGGCAGTGAATTGCACACTCTTTTGTCCTACGATCTCTCGGGTAACTATTTTGACTTTAATATGAGTCTACTAGATGCTGGATATGCGTATGGGTTCCAGTTTGCTTTTTACGATCCCGAGATCGATTCGTGGCTTGAACAGCCTTATGTATTCAAATTTAGAGTAGAGGATTATGAGTATTAAAAAGCTTTTTGGATCTGTAGAAGATGGCAGAAATTACCTTTCCGACACAGACCAAAAAGATGCATTCAAAGACGTAGAGTCTGAACGTAATTTAGAACAGCTTAAGGATAAGCAATCTACTTTCGTTCCTCAAGTCGATTATACCTTACCCTCACGTTTTGCAAAGTTTGGCTCGGCGTATCTATATTATAAAGGCGCAATGAATCAGATTACGGACTATTATCCGTATGATGGCTCTGATGCTGAAATCAATAAATTCTATAACAATCTTTTAGATATAGAAAAGTATATCTTTAACAATCTGTATCCTCGTAGAAATGGATATGTGAAGCTAGCGGAGTCGACAGGGACAGGGCACTCGGTAACAGGCACTACAGGAGCAGGTGTCGGTCCGGCCGGATATGCTATACCCACTACAAACGAATATATTACTTTAAAGGCCGGCCCGCATGCTGTTAATGCTACAGCTTCTTTGGTTCAATCTTCTAATGATCCTTATTCTCAAAAATTTCAATATTCGAATGTTTATGATACTAGCATTTATACGACGGAGGGGCTGCCTTCGGATTATGGGCAAGGCACGCGCCAGTCCAATTTACAATCTAATTTTGATACGGGAGTTTCTATAGAATTTTGGATGAAGAAGCCGTCATTCAATTCGTCTGAAGATGGAAATAGAGAAACCATTTTTGATTTATGGACGAGTGGTTCTCATACATCCTCTGCTGATTATGGAAGAATTATATTAGAACTTACGGGCGGTGCTACAGCGACCAGTCCTTTCTTGTTAACAGTACACTCAGGCGCCACCTCCGCTTTTACCAGAGTAGAAATCGGCTCTGCGTCCCTCACTCCTAGTTCACTAGCCACCTGGACTCATATTGGATTGGTCATGTATAATACAGGATCCGAT